TTTGAACAAAATTCAATAAGTACAAGAAATAGCTTCTTATCACAAGTTAATCCATACTTAGAATCAGTACAACAAAGACAAGGTTTGTATGCGTTTAAAGTTGTAATGGATGCTACAAATAACACACCAGATGTAATCGATAGAAATGAGCTAGTAGGTCAAATTTACCTACAACCAACTAAAACAGCAGAATTTATTTTACTAGATTTCAATGTTTTACCAACTGGAGCAACATTTCCATCATAAAAATTAAAAAACGAAATATTTATAATAAAATAAATAAAATAATAAAATGGCAGTATTAGACCCAAACGAAATATTTTTTACAGCTTTTGAGCCGAAACAAAAGAATAGATTTATTCTTTATGTAGATGGAATCCCATCTTACCAGATTAAAGGTATGGGAGCTGTAACACTAACACAAGGTACCGTAGCTTTAAATCATATCAATGTTCAAAGATTTGTAAAAGGTAAATCAACATGGAATCCAATTTCAATGACGTTATTTGATCCAATCACACCTTCAGGAGCTCAGGCAGTAATGGAGTGGGTAAGATTACACCACGAATCAGTAACAGGTAGAGATGGATATAGTGATTTCTATAAAAAAGATCTTACATTAAACGTACTAGGACCAGTAGGTGATATAGTATCTGAATGGATTATCAAAGGAGCATTAATTACTTCAGCAGATTTCGGAGATTTCAATTGGGATACTGAAAACGCTGCTCAAGAAATATCTTTAGAAGTACAACCAGATTATTGTATTTTAAATTTCTAAAAAATATTTACATATTTTATAAAATAGCTTGGCTTCGGTCAAGCTTTTTTGTATCGTACATATGTATAACTAGAAACACGTTACGAACTAAATAAAGATTATATGAGTGATTTTAAATTCCCAACAGAAGAAATTGATTTACCTTCAAAAGGGTTAGTCTATTCCAAAGAAAACCCACTATCATCAGGTACAGTAGAAATTAAATATATGACTGCTAAAGAAGAAGATATTTTAACTAATCAATCTTATATTCAAAAAGGTATAGTATTAGATAAATTATTAAAATCTTTAATTGTTGATGATAAAATTAATATTGATGATTTAATTGTAGGAGATAAAAATGCATTATTAATAGCAGCTAGAATTTTAGGTTATGGTAAAGATTATGATGTTAATATTGGAGGAAATGAATATACTTTAGATATGTCTACTTTAGAAAATAAAGATATTGATTTTGATTCAATAGAAAAAGGTAAAAATGAATTTTCTTACACATTAGAAAATTCAGGTACAACCATAACTTACCAGTTAATAACAGGAAAATTAGAAAAAGCAGTAGATAGAGAAATAGCTGGGTTAAAGAAAATCAATAAAGAATCCTCGGCACAAATATCAGTACGTCTCAAACATATGATCACGTCAGTTGATGGTAAAGATGATAAAAAAGATGTTAGAGATTTTGTAGACAATTATCTACTAGCACGAGATTCTAGAGCATTTAGAGAGCATGTAAAAAACACACAACCAGACGTAAATTTATCTTATATATTGGATAATGGGAAGGAGGTAGTTGTGCCCATTGGGTTGAGCTTTTTTTGGCCTGACGCTTAAGACCGCACCCCTAGCCAGGAAGAATCTATTTAAAATGATCCATGACATAGTATATCATGGAAATGGTGGGTATGATTACTATACTATTTACAATATGCCTAATTGGCTAAGAAAATTTACATGGAAAGAAATCAATGATTTTGTTTTAGAAAGAAATAAACAGCAAAAGTCTGCTAGTGAAAAAGGAAAAAATAAAGAATCATTAGTAAATTCTGATGGTAAGATAAATGTTCCTGATTTTAAAGCTGCTAGTGCTCCATATAAAGGTAAAACAAGTTATAAGTAACAATATTTATAATAAACATTTTACGCTAAATGGCTCAAAACGAAAAACAAGCTAAATCTATAAGAGATCTTATAGCTGACCAAAATAAGATCTTACAAGAAAACCTTAGAATTCAAGCTAAACAAGCTGGGATTGATTCTGATATCCTTAGTGACCAACAAGATATAGCAAATGTATTAAAAGATCAAATAAAAAGTTTAAAATTTCAAGTATCAGAAAAAAGCTTAATTAGAAAAATTACAAGTGATATAAATAAAATATCAGAAAAAGGTTATTCCTTAGGTCAAGAAGAATTAGGAACTGCAAAAGGAATTGAAAAACTTCAAAAAGATAGACTTGGCCTAGAACAAAAAATCCGATTAATAAAACAACAACAAGGCAAATTCAGTAAAATGGCTTTGACTGGTGATATAAAAAGTCGGCAATTAAATTCTTCTATAGCAGAAAGTTTAGGAGAACAAGGAGATCAAGCTGCTAAATTATCACTTCAATTAGGGCAAATAGAAGACGCTTCTATAAGAATAGCAGATTCTTTTGGAGTAAAGACCTTTGGAGCTTTAAAAGATATTGCAAATTTAATACCAGGTTTTAGTAGATTTGCAGGTCCATTTGATGATGCGGCAGAAGCAGCAAGAGCAACCGTTACTGAAATGGAAACTACCAATATGGGTATTGATAAGTTTAAGGAACTAAGAGAACAAGGTGTTGGAGTTCAAGAAGCTTTAGAACAAGCAGGGGTATCAGCAAAAGATGTAAATACAGGGAAATTTACTGAAGCAGCAATGTCTGCAAAAGGAATAGATGCTGGGATGGATTCTATTGGTAAAAAAATAGCATCATTTGCAACTGTAGTAATTGTATTTAAAGAATTATTTAAATTGTTAGCAGCAAGTGATAAAGCAGCCGGGGAATTAGCCAAAAGCATGAATGTGTCTTATGGGCAGGCTCAAGCAATGAGAAAAGAACTCCGTGCACAAGCAATGGAATCAGATAGTATATTTGTTAATACTGAAAAATTATCAGAATCTATGGCTGCTATTAACCAAACATTAGGAACTAATGTAATGTTAAATGCACAAGATTTAGAAACTTTTACTAAATTAAGAGAACAAGCTGGTTTTACAAATGAAGAATTAATGGGGATACAAGCTATCTCATCAGCAACAGGAACATCTTTAGAAGCTAACACAGGAGAATTTATAGCGCAAGCACAACAAGCAGCAGTAGCTAATGGGGTTTTATTAAATGAAAAAGAATTATTAAAAGATATAGGAAATGTATCAGCAGCTACAACATTATCATTTGGTAAAAATCCTGGATTAATAGCTCAAGCTGTAGCAACTGCTAAATCCTTAGGTATGGAATTAGGTAAAGTTGAAGATATAGCTGGTGGTTTATTAGATTTTGAATCCTCTATTAAAAATGAATTAGAAGCAGAATTACTTACAGGTAAAAACCTTAACTTAGAAAAAGCAAGACAAGCAGCTCTAAATAATGATTTAGCAACAGTGGCCACAGAAATAGCTAAACAAGCAGGTGACTCAGCTGAATTTGCTAAAATGAATAGAATTCAACAGGATGCACTAGCAAAATCTGTTGGTATGTCTAGAGATGAATTAGCTGAAACTTTATATACTCAAGAACAATTAGAAGGTTTAACAGGAGATGAAGCAGCTAAGAGGGAAAAATTAATGAATAACAGAATCAAGGAAGTTGGTTTAGCTCAAGCTCAAAAAGAATTCGCAGCTGATGGATTTAGCACTTTAGAAAAACAAGCAGCTGTATCAGATAGAATGGCTGCTACAATGGATAAAATTAGTGATGCTTTTATGTCTATAGCCGATACTATTTTACAAATAGTTGATCCTATTGTAACAATCTTAGAACCAGCATTAAGTGGTTTAGCAACTATAATAGGCTATATGGTAGAAGGACTTAAAGCAATGATTATCCCTCTAACTGTTATTGGTGGTATTATGTACAAAAATGCTATTAGAGCTAAAGCAGGAGCCATAATGAATGTAATTAAAGGTGCTTGGAGTGCTTTAGGTGGGTTACCTGTTGTAGGACCAGCATTAGCTTTAGCAACAATTGCAGGTGCAGTTGGTTACGTAAAAAGTCAAAAAATACAGGATGGTATTGCACCATCTTCTAAAGGACCTTTTACTATTACAGATAGTTATGGGGCTATGGCTACAACGACAGCAGGAGATAGTTTAATGGCTTCTCCTAATGTTGGAAAAGGTGGCGGTGGAGGTGATAATAAAGTAATGATTGCAATGGCTAATTCTATGGCATCAATAGCTAAAAGCACAGCAGCATCAGCTAAAGAACAAAAGAAATTAAAACCTATTGGATTATATAATGTGTCCAAATCATAATAAATAAGTAATTTTACAATATTTATAACAAAATAACAATTTAAAACAAAAATTATGGGTCTATTAGATAAATTAACATCAGGTACATCTCAACTAACAGGTTTAGACGGTGGTACACCAAATACTCCAAATTTTCAACAGTCTACTTTGCACAAGGAATACTCTACAATTGGAGATCCTAAAGCATCTTCAGTAACACCAGAAAATGGAATATTACCTTTACCATCAACTTTAGAAAGAGCAGTAACACCTCAAGACAAATATTTGAACAATTTACCAAGCTAAAAAAGTATGCCATTAGTCAATTTGACAACAAACCTTAAGTCTTTAAGGTATGGTAAAGATACACTAGGTGGGGGAAATAGTAATCAACCTTATGTAACTAGAGCAATACCTAATAGTCTTGACGATGTAGGAAGAACAGGAGGACCTGACTTTTTACTACGTGGGGGAACACTATTGCCTAGAAGAATAGGTAATGATGTGTCTAGATTGGCACAAATGTTTTTTGATTTTAAATCACCAGCTGGTCCCTTATTTATAGCAAAACAAAACGTATTATCTTTAACTAATGTTAATGGTGAAGCAGGATTTGCAGACCCAGCAAGGTTAATAATGAATCAGGGAGTTTATACTCCATTAGAAGCAATTATTCAAGCTGGTACTAACGCAATTGGTATACACGTTCCAAAACAAGGTTATAATCCATTTGATAATTTAAATCCAAATGGTCCTAAAAACTTCGGTTTTGCTTCAGCTAGAAATTTACCATTGGCTTTTCCAACTTATTTACGTACTATTAGACCTGATGGTGTAGTAAGAAGTAGATTAGAAAATTTAATAAATACAAAAATCTATAACCCAGCATCCCCTGATGAGCAAAATTTAATAACGTATTCTGGAGGACCTGGTTCAATTTTAGGTGTAGGTAAAACACGAATTCCTATTACTAGCAGGACAACATTTAAACCAGATGATATTAATTTTTATGGTAGTGGTATTACTAAGACAGTAGCAAAATCAGTATTATCTTATGATGAATTATTTAATGTATCAAGTGACCCATTAAATGATAATCTTAGAGTTCTTAATTTTATAAATGGTATATTTGGTGGTCCTTCAATTCCATTAGTACAAAGTCAAACAATTCCAAGAGTACCAGATAGTCAAGGTGGTACAGATATAACAAATCCTAATTTCCAAAAAACATTAGGTGCTAGTCAAACAAGACCTGCTACTTTAGCTTGGGAATTTAATAAAAAAATAGAACAAAGAGTTAATTTAGGTAATCCTGGTAAAAGAGGAAACTTATCAAGTTATACTATAGGTAAAAGAGATATTAATACCCCGATTTCAGGTTCAGTATCTGATAACGCAACATATAGAAATGCAGTAGATAAAATTAATGCTTTTCCTTTATATAAATCAACAAGTGTAACATCTGATAATACTAAAAACGATTTAGTTAAATTTAGAATAGGTGTTATAGATAATGAAAATCCAAGAGAAAAAACTTTTATTCATTTTAGAGCCCATATTAATAGTTTAAGTGATGCATACACATCAGAATGGTCAGCTCAAAAGTTTATGGGAAGATCTGAAGACTTTTATAATTTTAGTGGGTTTGGCCGAACAGTTTCATTAGATTGGACAGTAGCAGCACAATCAAAACAAGAATTAATACCTATGTATCAAAAATTAAATTATTTAGCCTCAGTATGTGCTGGTGATTATTCAGATGTTGGGTATATGAGAGGAAATTTAATTGAACTGTCAGTAGGTGGTTGGTTTCAAGGACAAATTGGGTTTATGAGTGGTATAAATTTAGAAGTTCCTCAAGAATCACCTTGGGAAATTGGTATAACAGATGCTGGTAATTTAACTAGTATAGGTTCAGGAAATTCAACACGAGAAATTAATTCTGATCCAAGTGTACAAGAAATGCCTATGATTATTAATGTAAGTGGATTCCAATTTACTCCAATACATGACTTTGTACCAAGATTACAAAGAAATGGATTTGCTGGAGGTAAAGTTGAGGGTGGAGGTAAATTTATCTCTGATTATGGACCTGAAAGATATATTAACTTAAAAGGTGGATTAGGATCTAATTATGATGGTGGACCAGGCAGTACAGGTACTTCAAATGGTACTATAAACTATATGCCAAATAAATCAGGAGAATAATGGGAAGATATACAAATAGAACAATAGTAAGAAAAGTTAGAAATGATCGAAAATTAGGTCATAGAAATTATACTGGGACTAAATATCCTAGGATACCTTTAAACTTCAAAGATGTTTATGTATATGCAGAACAAGGAGATCGTTTTGACACCTTAGCTTTGCAATATTATGGGAATTCAGAACATTGGTGGGTTATATCAATTGCAAATGAAGATTTAAGACAAGATTCATATTACTTACCCTTAAACCAACAAATTAGAATACCCTCAAATATTGCTAATATTATTAGTCAATATAATTCATTAAACGGGGTAGTCTAATTATGGGAAATATTGTAGGGGAAAGATTTGAAAATTATGTACTAGCTCAAATAGCAGCTAGACAAAAACTTTATGGCTCTGGAACAATAGCTAATGAAAGTAGAACACCTGCCCAAATCCAACTAATAAATAATAAAAATGCCTGGCTTAAGATGGCATCTTCACTGTCTGTTATAGGAGACAATTCACCCGCAACGTTAAGTGAAGCAGGAACCTATGTTGATAGTTCAATAAGTAGTGGAGAAAAAAGATTACGTGATATAGGAATAGAAAATACAGCAGATTTTACAGGAACGGGATTAGCAAGAAAAACAGTATTATTTAATACTTTATCAGAACTTGATGGTGATGAATATAATTTTAGATCAGGTGTATCAAATTCTAATTCTTTATGGAATAATAGTAATTCATATGGTTTAGGGGGTACAGATCAAGGTATAGTACCCGCACCAGGTTTAATATCTTTTTCCCTAGAATCAAAAAATAGAGGATCTATTAGAGAAGGTACAATAGAATTAAAATGTTATAATAAGTTTCAATTTGAATTAATAGAATTAGTATACCTTAGATTAGGTTTTACCCTTATGATTGAGTGGGGATGGGATAAATATACTACTAACTCACAAAATATTAAAGATGTAGGTAATACTATTATTGAAGATAGTTGGTTTAAAAATAATACAAATATAACCCAACTTGAAATGATAAAGACAATAGAAGGTTATCGTAAAAAATACTTTGGTAATTACGATGGTTTTTATGGTAGGGTAACTAATTTTAATTGGTCATTTGATCCTGATGGGACTTACAATATAAGTATAGATGTAATCTCCGTTGGTGATGTAATAGAATCCTTATCAGTAGCAACAAAAGCAACTACACTTTCACTAAAACAAATCGAAAGTCAAGTATCAGCATCTTATTTTCCTGAAGGATTAGGAGATTCACCTATTGTAACTAATGCAGGATCTACAGCTTTATCACAAGATATGTTTCAAGATATATGTGGGAAAGCCTGGGATGAAAAGTTAAGTGATTACCTTAATCCAACTTTATTTTTTACACCAGCGGTTTCAACAGAGGGAGAACAATCCGCAGGATCAACAGATAAATATGGTTATTATATGACTTTTGGGGCATTAATAAAAAAACTACAACTTTATGCTGTTCCTAAATTATTAACAGATTTTGGAGAAGCATCTGATGTAATTGAATTCGATAGCAACCCAGATAGTAATTTATGTACTACATTCCCAAACCAAATTTCATTAGATCCAAGAATTTGTATTATAAAACCTCCAATATCAGTTTCAACTGAAGTATCACAGGATGAAACTTATGTAAATTTTTCACCAGGATGGGATTACTTAAAAGAATTTGCAGTAGCTGAAACTGAAGGTAATGTTAGTGTTATATATGGTAAAATAATGAACATATATATTAATTATGATTTTATTTCTAGGCAATTAAACAAAGCTACAGATGCTGGGGAGAAAAAAACAACGTTATCTATATTCCAATTTTTACAAAATATATGTGATGGTATTAATACAGCTTTAGGTGATATTAATAATTTAGAAGTAATATTAAAAGACGATAAAGTAATTACTATTTTAGAACAAAACCCTATACCAGGTGCTGAAAATGTTTCG